GTATTAATGAACGAACAATAACTACTCTATCAATAGATGTTCCTTGTTTAAGTGCTTCTTGTAATGCAAGATACAAAGTTACAAATGTTTTACCTGTACCAGCACAACCAAAAAGAAAACCATTCTTCCCTGCTTTGTGTCCTTCAAATACTAATTTCTGATTATCTGTGATTGGTTCAATTTTTACTAAATCAGCAGTACTAACTTCTTTCTTTTTCGACATAGTTTTTATCCTTGTGTTTTGTATAACCTTTTTTAACTTCTTTCTTTCTATCTTTTTCAACCTTTGCTTTGCAGAACTTTCGTAAATATTTTGCTACAAAGTTTCTCATTTTCATAATTCTCTAGTATTTATCTAACCCTATTTATCTAATTATGTCAATCTGACTATCTCTAGTCCAAATCTCTAAATCATTTCTTAATCTATTATCTGATTTTATGTTATTATATCTATTAGTAGCCTTCTTTCTCCACCACTCTATAAGTTCATCACTATGATATCTATCGTAGTTAGGTGCTTTTATAATATTGTTTGTTTTACCATTTACAATATCAATAAAATTCTCTATGCCATAATTAGATACATAATACCTTTTCCTTTCTGTAAGATTCTTTGCATTTTTAATTGTATTATTAAAATTATCTAAATCAGTTCCACCGAGTGTTTTTTTTAATAGACCAATAATTGCATTTGTTAATTTAAGTTTTCTACTACTTGCACTTTTTGGCACTAAATCGCCAGTTCTACTCTCAACATAGTTTTGTAAATCTTTAAATTGTTTACCATGCATCATTGGTATAAAATTACTATCGGTCAAACCTTTGTATTTTAACATTGGTTTCATACCATCATACATACTTGATGATTTACTGTTTCCATATAAACTAGTAGTTTCAAACATACATAAATTCATATCATATTTTTTATTTAATTTTTCTCTGACTTCATGTGAACAACATAAAGCAGCTAGTAATTTACCACCAAGATAGTTAAAACCAAATGGTTGTGTTGGAACTATAACAAAACCCATAATAGTAGTTTTGTTAAATGTAAATAAATCTGGCACACCACCTAACAGAATGTTTCTAGGTTTACAATTAATTACAGGTGAACCAAATCTCATAAAACCTACAAACTTATTTGTGTTCTTTTCTTTTACTGCAAGTTTTAATGTCTTGCCAGGAATACTAGTCATGTTACTATGACTTGAAATCATATTAATACAAGTATCCCATGTGGTATTATCTAATTCTATAACTTCTAAATCCATATCCTGTGGTGACATAGAAAAGTCATCAAACATATCTTCATCAAAACCCATGCCCGGCAGTGATGCTGGTATTGATTCTATTTGTGTCATTTTTTGATTACGCATGTATTGGTCAATTCTATCAAACTGGCCAAAGTAATCATTGAATATATTAGCACAGTGTAGTGCTTCATCTGTAGTCAAAGTCTTCATAATCTATTTTCCTATAAAAGTAGGGATTAACTAATCCTTTAGTTAACCCCCTGTGAATAATCTATTTGTAACAATATATTGACTATATCACAGTACTATTTATGCAGTTACTATACTATAGTATCCTTTAAGTTGTACTTGTTAACAATTTTTTGTTTTTGAATATCTTTTGCAGACCTTCTTGAAAATCTGTCTGCCAATGGCGTATTAGGATTTTTCTCTGCAATCTTCTCCAATGTTTCTTTAAATCCACCATCCATTTTTTTGACAATATGGTCACCTACAAAATGTGGTGCAGTCATTACTGATTTAATCTTTGGATTATTTTTTAAATAACCTTCCTTTTCAGCAATCTTCATTACTTCATCATACTGTTCACCAGTTTCTATTACTTCAAATGTATACGTTGGCATTACTCCCCCTTTGGATATTCTTGTTCACCTAGTTCAGGTTCTAATTCTTCAATTAAAGATTCTAATTCTTCTATAGATTGAAAAAATGTATCACAATTCTTTTCCATAAATTGAATTCTTTCATTCAATTTTCCTACAGTCTTTTCTAAGTTTTTAACTGCTAGTTTTAATCCAGCAATATCTTCTGCTTGTTCTATACTATTATGTATTTCCATACCATTCTGGCCTCGTTCTATTTTTCCAATTTGCAAACCCATTCTTTTCATTTATATAGTATTTTCTATAAGCTTCAATAGGATTGCCTATCACCTTGCAATAATCTGGCATCGCCTGAGGTAACTCAGTCAATCCAGTATTTTTAATATTACTGGGTGGATTAATTAGATTAGTAGATGGTCTTGATGCACCATGTACTTTTCCATATCTATAAGTATACTCTGTAAGACAAGCCACGTAAATCTTGTACATCAAATTATAATTTGATTTACTTTCACGTACCCACACATTACAAGGATGATTTACATGACTTGCTTTATACAGTATACTTTCCCTTTCATCAGGTAGTTTCCACCTTTTGATTCTATGATTATTTTTTGTTCTCCCCTCATACAATTCACCATCTATTACTCTGTGTGCAGTAGATAGTAATTGTGCATATTCTGTTGCCATTTTAACCACATGTTTATCAACATGCCACTTGACATTTTGTATTGGGTCTTCATGTAGGTAAAATATATTCATTCAATAACTCCTTAACTTTCTTTAGATTCTTGTATTGTAACACATTGTCACTCATACTGTCAAGCGATTCTTTAATTAATCCATAATCAGTCTGTAGTATATCTTTTAATGGATATGTGTCTACATGTATTAAGAAAGCTGCAGTAGTACCCTCTGTGACTGTAACAGTCCTCTCATGTTCCACTCTAAAGGTCAAGTCATCTAGTGAATCAAAGTCTGGTTTCTCATACAATGGATGATTACTATAACCACCTAGTGATGATATACCCCAAGTGTATCTATGATATGATTGTCCACTACACATAGCTCTCATGATACCATCAGATGCACGAACTAATACCTCATTATCTGCAATAGGTTCATGTAATTCTGCTAAAGTTTTTCCAGCTTTATCACCAGCATCCCATGATGAAGGAAATGCCACAAAACATGCCTCTAGTTTTCCATTGTGCATAATGACAACATCATCTTCAATTGCTAATCCTAACTGTTGTATATTATCACAATCAATCAAAACTTCATAATCATTTTTCTGATTAAACAGTCCTAATCTTTTTGCAGTTTTTAATACTAATTCTTCTTCTATTGCTTCTGGTGTTTCAAACCAAATATTACTACCCAGATTATCTAACTCAATTCTTTTTTGTGCTTGTATGACTATATCAGTATTGTTTGCATTGAAATCAGGTTTTACACATGGATTGAAAACTGGTTTCATATCAAATGGTATTCTGACTACATGTTCAAACATTACTTTTCCCACCTATAAAATATGTGGTCATCAATTTCAATTGTTTTAGTTTTGGTTTTTGCCCATGATGGTAATACATAGTCTGCATGATAATGTGTTGCACCATCTGTAATGTCAAAACCGAAATGTATATAATTATTAACCATGATAGATATTTCTTCATGGATTTTTGTATTAATTATTTCATCTGATTTGCCATCACAGTACCAGCTAAACTGGCATTTGTTTTTTATAGGATGACCACTTTGATATGTCAATCCTTGTTTAACAACTTCACATATTGTGTTTGGAAATCTTTTATCTTTTACTCGATTGAGTGTGACTTGTGCGACTGCGACCCATCCAGCAAATCCTTGACTTCTTGCTTCAAAATATATATTGTCTGTTAGACACTCATTTTCATTTCCGTATGAATTTGTACATCCTAGTATCATTATAACTAGAAGTATTTTTTTCATTAAGTAACCTCTTTTATCTCTTTCACTACAGACTTTGGTATAATTGTAGAATTGCCACATTCATCAATACTACCATCATCTTTAAAATTAAAATCCGAAACAATTCTTATCATTTCATCATCATCACTAACTAAGAAACCAGTGCTTAGACATCTAGGCAGTGTGTCTTCTTTTACATCTTCGATACTTCTCCATGAGCTATCAGATTGAATATCAATCCAATATACATGAACAAATTTATATGGTATCTTTTTAATTGCTTTACTCATATATCCTCTAATAAATGGAGCGGATGGATGGTACTGCCCCACCTTCATCTGATTGGAAATCAAATATAATACTTTTATACGACATCCGCTTTACATTCACTTAATAATCTAGGTGTTCATACCGACTCTATGATGAGGTCGAGAGAGAGTGAGTCGATATGAACGATTCTAATAATTTCTTCTCATCATTTTATAAACCATTATAACAGGTCTAACAAGACTTGTCAAGTTTTTTATGCATCAACTCCAGAAGCACTACCTCGTGCTTGTGGATATACTGGCGCTTCTTCAATCATGAAATTTTCATCCCATTTAAAAGCCTCTCTTACTACATCTTTCGATAAACCTTTATATACTTGATGTAATTTTTTATCTTTTGCATCACACAACAGTTGAGCTTCAGTTTCGTGTAAACCTTCACACATTTGAATAAACATTTTTTCTTTTTGTGCTTGTTGTGTATCTTTATCAGCATCTTTAATGAAATGCCACAACTTTCTTGCTTCACTTTGAAGCATAGTATGTTCTGTTCCCATAGGTGCATCATTTTTTGTGTATGGTACTACACCTTCTGGTATCACCCATTCAATCTTTGGGTCAAAAGATGCTTTCAATACCATTCTTAATGAACTGTTATCATTAATTATTAGTATTGCTACCTTTTCTGCTTTAGTTTTCGCTTTGTGTACTTTGTCAAGTACTTCTGAAAACAATAATGTATAATTACCATTTGCCATTTTAAAATTCTCCAATTTGTTCAGTTAAACTTTTCAGTCTTTTATTTATAAAGTAATTTAATAGTTTACTTCTATCGCCACAAGTGGCCCCTTTGAAATCATCTAAGATATCTTCTTCTAATTTCTCTGGTATATTATCCAGATTAATTAGCTTATTATTTCTTTGATAATTCCGTTTCAATTCATCATCTAAATCATCAATGTCTTGAGCTAATATACTTTCAATCCTCTTAGATGTTAAAGGTCTTTGCCTCAAACCATCTGTAAAAGTATGGTCAGGCGACAGCACATTTGGAACACCATCTGATTTATCACCTTTTAGTATATGTTCTTTTATATAGACAACTGGGTCAAACCCATTTATATGTTTTTTAGTAATTGGACTATATTGTTTTACATTCTCATATTTTTGTAACTGTATAAAGTCTTTATCACCTGATACAATCATTATTTTTTCACTTTGATAATGTTTACATACTATTGCAATCACATCATCTGCTTCTGCACCATAAGTTTCAACAACTTTGTAAGGCAGAAATTCTCTTACTTCTTCTTTAATCTGATTTAAAACACCAAAGATACTATTCCAATCTTTGCCATCTGATTCTCTACTTTTTTTACGACTAGCTTTATATTGTGGAAATATTTCTTTACGCCAATATGCTCTAGAATCATAAGTTAATACTACCTCACCATATTCTTCATTGAACATGGTACGATACATTCGCACAGAATTTAATATCATATGCCTAACCATTTCATCATCTAACTCACCATCATTCATATTTAAATGCATCATTAAAGATGCAAGTGAAATCTGATTCATGTCAACTAATATCATATTAAACTCCCAATTTAGAAAGGGTGGCCCGAAGACCACCACGAACTAATTCTTAATTAATTAAGAAGCGTATCCTACGCCGTTACCATAAAGTGCTTTGATTCCAGCAGCGATAATTGTTTTATCAGCTCTGCCATTCATAAGTACAGCACCTACACCAGCATTAATAATTGCTTGTGTTGGTTCACCCATACGATACGAAGTACCTGAATCACCTTTATTAGTATAAATCATAAGACCTGTTCTTCTTAATTTATCCACCATTGCTTGTGGCGAAGTTAGGTCAAATGTTGTTCTTAATGTTTTCCATGTAATTACATCACCTCTTTCGAAGGCATTAATTACTCTTTGTGTTTTTGAAAGTTTCTTTCTTCCCATATTATAATCTCCTATGATTATTGTCGTTTATAACTAAGTTTAAGCCTCGTATAGTCATATCGGCTATTACATTATCGTAATTCTTAAAATTCGTTTCCATTATCATCATCATCATCTTTTTTCTTTGATAATTTTTTATTTCTTTTTTCATTCATAGACTCATCTACTTTAAATTCATCACTTGGTTTCCAGTCAGATATTTTATCTGTATCTGCTTCAAAGATTATTTCATCTTCATTAAATTCTTCATTTTTTATTTCTTCAGCCATGTCTACCAAATCAGATAGAAGTGGCGTATCAAATCTCGAATAATATAAATCTACGCCATCTTCATTTTTTGATTCTTCTGGTGTCATTAGACTATCAATTAATCCTTGTACAACATGTGGTAGTTTTTCTTGTCTACTCAATATAGCTTTGAGTGTT